TTGAAAACAACAATCAGACGAAGCGATGGACCAAGGAAGAACTAATCCAGATCCGTGACCACTACCGCGCAGAACTCAGAAAACTAAAAAAGGAGGCAGCATGAGTCAGTACGACATTTTGGATAAGTTGATTGTCGCGGCGGTGAGAAATAGGAAATCTCCGCTTTACGAGCGCAACTGTGTATCCGAGTCGGAGCGAATCGCTCTGGCGACAGGTCGAGACGATATGCGCGTGATTGATGGGCGCATTCAATACCTGCGGAAATCTGGGGTAATCATTCACATAAAGAAGGGCGAATGGAATGGCGCCGCCGGTTGGCACGTTGTTGAAAATACGAAAAAGGAACTTGCATGAGCTTCACCCAAGAACGCAAAGACGAGCTGGCCGTGGCCAAGAAAGCCCGTCATGCCCGCATTCTGGAACTGGCCCAAGGCCTGACACGCTACGAGATCATCGCGCAGATGACCGACATGGGCGTACGCGAGGATACGCTGTTCAACGACATCAGCCTGTTGCGCAACGAGGGCAAATTGCGCGCTGAACGCGGGGCCGCGCTGGTGAAATACTGGCGCGTGTCGCAATTCAACCCGGATGAAGTGTTGGAGAATAGCCCTGTGGCGATGTGGGGCGGCTATGGCGCGGTTAAACCGGCTGAAGGTAGGGCGTACTACTCGGAGGACTTCGTTAATCGCTCTGAGCCGCTTAAAAAGCATCGTGCGCATATCAGCGGGGGATCGCTGGAGATGATTGCGTGAGGCATAACGCAGAAGTCAGCGGCGCCGGCACGGCGTCCGCTGGACTGCCGGGTTAGAGCGCCAGCACCAACGAAGAAAGGAATGCAGTGGAACAACTAGCGATAGCGGTAACAGGGTGCGTTGCGATCTGGCTGGCGAATGACCAGCGGGAGGGCTGGCGCAAGTGGGCGAGCGTGTTCGGGTTGGCCGGACAACCGTTCTGGTTCTACTCGGCGTTCGTTGCCGAGCAGTGGGGGATTCTGGCGCTGACGTTCGTTTATACGGCATCGTGGGCAAGGGGATTCCGCAACAACTGGATGCGCTCTAACGCATGAGGTAAGGGGCTGCGCATAGCGCAGTCCCGCTTGACTGATTTGTTATGCACGGAACCAGAGGAGAGCGATATGCAATATGACTTAAGGCTGTACCAGTTGGCAACCGAAAAAGGGTGGAAACTGCCGCCGCTGAATGATCCGTTTCTCGCGCACTCCTGGAACATCTACTGGGCGCAGTGTGAGGAATACGAACGCAACCAGGAAGCCGGGCGACCGGTGGCCCCTCACCGCAGTGCATAACGTTCAAGTTCAGGGGGAGGACAAAAGCGAAGCTTTTGGACTGTCCCCTGGAACGAAGGGTTAGCCCGAGAAAGGTACATGATGGAACTGACAGACGAAAACCTAGCTGAACTTGATGCTTTAACAAAACCACTGATGCAATGGCTGCGCGATAACTGCCACCCGCATGTAACTGCGATTGTTGATAGCGAAAAAACTGTGTTTATGGAGGGCATAACAACTGTGCAACGTGTGCCAAGGTTTTAGCGAGAAAAACCATTTTTGACTGCATCGTTGTTCATGATATAGGCGTTTAGACCATCGCCTGATTCGGCTAGACGCTTCATGTTGTTTAAGTGTGTAGAACCAATTTTAGATTCTGGGTATTCATATATTTTCCCAGTTTTGAATTGAACGCGGATGCTGGTATCGGTGTATTCGTATGCTGAAACGCTAGAATCATGATTGATGTCTTTGTATTGCTTCATGGCAAAGCCTCCTTGGTTTGTTATTGGCCCAACGCCTGAATTCAGGGGCCGGGCGCGGCTTCTTGCGCACGGTCCCTTGCAATGACGGGTTGTGCGTCAAACGGTAAAAGTCGGCGCTGGCGGTACGGCGAAGAAAGGAAACGAAGTGGCGGAAAAAGTAGTGATAGGGGATGCAGAGTTGTGGCACGGGGACTGCCGCGAGGTTTTGCCGTTGCTGCCGCATGTGGCGCTGGTGCTGACCGACCCGCCCTATGGCATAGGCATTGACGGGCAGAAGCAAAGCACGAACCGCAACCCGAAGCACAACAGAAAGGCCCACGACTTCCTTGGATGGGACAACGAGACGCCGGAGCGCCTTGTTTTTGAACTGCTGCGCTACAAGAGCGACGGCCAGATTGTGTGGGGTGGCAATTACTTCACCGACAAGCTGCCGCACCCGACAAAGGGCTGGCTGTTTTGGGACAAAGGCCAGCGAGGGCTGACGATGAGCGACGGCGAACTGGCGTGGACGAGCTTTGAATTTCCGATGCGCGCCTACACCTTGAACCGGGTGGCGCTGCAAGCTGACGGCGGAACCGAGCACCCGACCCAGAAGCCGCTGCAACTGATGGCGTGGTGCCTTGGCTTGGTGCCTGAAGCCGACACGGTTTGCGACCCGTTTATGGGCAGCGGGACAACGGGCGTGGCGTGCGCGATGCAAGGGCGGGCTTTCTACGGCGTGGAACGCGAGCGCAAATACTTTGACATTGCCTGCGAGCGGATTTCGCGGGCACAGGCGCAGGGCCAACTGCTGCCGCCGGCTGAGAAACCGGCGGCGGTGCAGGAGGCGCTGCTTTGACGCACAACTAAGAGTAGGCACCTAAACAGGTGCCTATCCCAACAAACACACCTACGGGGGAGCAATGATCTTTGATGAACGCCACAACCGCCCGCCAATACAGCACGGTCAACGCATGTGCATGCGCTGCCGGCAATCAAAGCCCAGAGCCGGGGGAGTTGAGGTGCCGAAGGACAACGGGCGGCGGTATCAGTGGCATTGCGCGGATTGCTGTAAATAGATGGCCAAGGATAACTACAAGGGGAGACTGCATGGACCTGGCGCGACTTGAGGAACACCTATCCAACTGGGTGCAGTACATGCGCCAACCATCCCATAAACTCGGCTATCCAGCTAAGAGCCTGTGCATTGCGTCAGGAGGATCGGCCTGCGCTGATGCGTTTGAGTACATGTGCGACGACATGGACACCGACAACGCTATTACCTTGGACGCGATGATAGACAGCCTGCCGCCTAGTCAATCCTGCGCCATACATCACAAATGGCTGCATGCGGTGTATCGGATGCGCGATATTGAAGCGGCTTACCTTGACGCGCTGGATAATTTGTTGCTGATGGCAGATAGAAGGGGGTTGGTGTGATTAGACTCGTATGGCGCAAGCTGACAGGGACGAAGCGAGAGGCATTCGGAGAATCATCCGGCATGATGGACGCCGGAATAGACTTCGGAGCGGTGGCAATCATAGTAATTACATGTAAGTTCATTTATTGACGATAGCTAAAAACTATGGTCTAATTCTCGCACGGGCGAAGTTGCGCCCAAAGAAACGTAAAGCCTGATTCTAACGAGTCGGGCTTTTTGCATTTACAGCCTCGCATTCGCGGGGCTTTTCAATTTTAGGAGCTTATATCGTGGCAGCGCGCTTGCGCAAAACCCATCAAGACGACGTGCGATCCAAGATACAGGTAGCGAACCTGTTAACAAGGGTGCAGAAGTACGCCATGGGTGAGCTGACCGACGAGGACATTAGCTCCAATAGGCTGAATGCAATCAAATTGTTACTCGGCAAAGCCCTGCCGGACCTTTCAAGCGTTGAAATAACAGGGGATGCGGACAATCCGCTAGTGGTGCAGGAGATCAAGCGGACCATCGTTGATGCAGCTGGAGATTAAGACTGCGCGCGTATTCAAGCCGCTACTCAAGGCTGCACGATACAAGGGCGCGCATGGAGGGCGAGGGTCTGGCAAGTCTCACTTCTTTGCTGAGTTGCTGATCGAGCAGATGCTGGTTAAACAGACCAGTGCGGTATGTGTGCGCGAGATACAGAAGTCGCTCAATCAGTCAGTCAAGAAGCTGCTAGAGGACAAGATCGAAACGCTGCATGTGGGCTCATTTTTTGAGGTGATGGAATCCGAAATACGTTGCCACAACGGCGGCAAGATCATCTTCCAGGGCATGCAGAACCACACAGCGGACTCTATCAAGTCTTTGGAAGGCTACGACATTGCCTGGGTGGAGGAAGCGCAGAGCCTGAGCCAGCGCAGCCTGGACCTGTTGAGGCCCACCATCCGCAAGGAAGGTTCTGAGCTGTGGTTTAGCTGGAACCCGAACAGCAAGGACGATCCGATAGAAGTCCTGTTGCGCAGTAGCGACCCGCCGCCAGATAGCGTGGTGGTGCAGGCCAACTATAGCGACAACCCATGGTTGACGGATGTGCTGAAGGCGGAGATGGAGTACGACCGCAAGCGCGACAAAGACAAGTATGCGCATGTTTGGCTAGGCGAATACCGCACCAGTTCACAAGCTCTGGTATTTCGTAACTGGGAGGTGCAGGACTTTCAGACGCAACCCGGCGCCACGTTCCGGCTAGGGGCCGACTGGGGGTTTGCTACCGACCCAAGCGTATTGGTGCGCTGCTACATCGAAGGCCGGCGCCTGTACGTGGACCACGAAGCGTGGATGGTGGGCTGCGAGATAGACCAACTGCCAGACCTGTTCGAGCGCGTGCCGGACAGCCGCAAGTTCTTCATTACGGCAGACACTGCGCGACCTGAAACCATCAGCTACATGCAGCGGCACGGGTATCCCAAGATCAACCCGGCCATCAAGGGCGCTGGGTCGATTGAGGACGGCATTGAGTTCCTCAAGTCGTTTGACATCGTGGTGCATCCGCGCTGCAAGAACGTAATCGACGAACTCTCAAAGTACAGCTTCAAGGTGGACCCGCTTACCGAGCAGGTGCTGCCGATTCTGGAAGACAAATACAACCACACGATAGACGCGCTCCGCTACGCATTGGAAGGGGCGCGCAAGGCTCCGCAGCCGCGAGAGCAGAAGGTCAACGTTTACAAAGGGGCTGGCTCATGGATGGGATAAATGGCGACCGACACTGACGATCTCAAGGACGCGCTAGAGGCATTCAAGCTGGCCGTCGATAGCGAGAGCGACAACCGCAAGGCGGCGCTGGATGACCTCAAGTTTGCACGTCTTGGCGAACAGTGGCCGGATGGCGTCAAAGCCCAGCGCGAGCGCGAAGGCCGCCCATGCCTGACCAACAACCGCCTGCCCGCCTTCATTCGTCAGGTGGTCAACGATTCGCGCCAGAACAAACCGTCCATCAAGATCCATCCGGTGGATTCGGAATCCGACCCGGAAACCGCAGAAGTCTTGTCTGGGCTGATCCGAAACATCGAGTACACGTCCAATGCCGATGTGGCCTACGACACCGCCATCGAATCTGCCGTGTCCATGGGCTTCGGCTACTGGCGCATCAAGACCGATTACACCTCTGACGCCAGTTTCGACCAGGACATCCGCATCTGTCGTATCGGCAACCCGTTCACCGTGTACGGCGATCCTGACGGCACCGAGGCCGATTCGAGCGACTGGAACACGGCATTCATCACCGACCTGATGCCGCATGACGAGTTTAAGAAGAAATACGGCGATGCCAAGCTGACCAGCAGCGGGTTTGAGGATGGGACCGTTGACGAGAATTGGCGCGATGGCAAGATGCTGCGCGTGGCAGAGTGGTGGAAGCGCGAGGAAGTGGAAGCGCGGCTGCTGCAACTGAGAAACGGCATGACGGTCTTTGAGGACGAATATCTCAAGCAAGCCGAGATGTATCAGGAAGCCGGCATCGAGGTTATTGCTGACCGCATGAGCAAGCGGTGCAAGGTCAAGCAGTTGATTATGACCGGCTCTGAAATCCTGGAGCGCAACGACTGGGCCGGCAAGTACATCCCGATTGTCCCGGTGTATGGCGATGAGGTAAATGTCGAGGGCAAGCGCCATTTCCTGAGCCTGATCCGGCACGCCAAAGACCCGCAGCGCATGTACAACTACTGGCGCACCGCCTCCACCGAGCTGGTGGCACTGGCGCCAAAGGCTCCTTTCCTTGGCCCGGTGGGAGCGTTCGACACCGACCGCGCCAAATGGGAAACGGCCAACACCGCCAGCCATGCGTTTATCGAGTTTGACGGGCAGGGCATGCCGCAGCGCCAGCCGTTCGCTGGAGTGCCGGCAGGGGCATTGCAGGAGGCGTTGTCGGCTTCCGATGACATGAAAAATATCATGGGCCTGTACGACGCTAGCCTGGGCGCGAGAAGCAACGAGACTTCGGGCAAGGCGATCATGGCGCGCCAGCGTGAAGGGGATATATCCACCTTCCACTTCATCGATAACAACATCCGCGCCATTCGCCACACTGGCCGCATTCTGGTTGACCTGATCCCGAAGATATACACCGAGGAACGCATCTTGCGGGTATTGGGAGAGGATGGCAGCAGCAAGGAAGTGACCATTAACGGCCAATACGAAAAAGACGGCAAGATGGTGATGCATGACGTGGGGACGGGCACCTATGACGTGACTGTTTCCGCTGGCCCGAACTTCACCAGCCGTCGAGAAGAAGCAGCGACGCAGATGATGGAACTGATGCGCAATTTCCCGGATGCCGCGCCGCTGATTGGCGACTTGGTGGCTAAAAATCTTGACTGGCCGGGTGCTGATGACATCGCAAAACGACTCAAGATGATGCTGCCGCCACAAATCCAGCAGGGAGAAGATCAAAAGGACATCCCGCCGCAAGCGCAAGCCATGATCCAACAAGGCATGCAGCAGATGGAGCAGATGCAGCAGGCTATCCAGATGTTGCAGCAGCAATTGCAACAGGCGCAGGGCGAGGCCGAGCAACTGAAGTCTGCGCAAGGCGTGAAGATGTCGGAACTCCAGCTCAAGGAGGCTGATTTGTCGGTTAAATCGCAGACCAGCCAACTAGAGGCCAACCTGAAGGCCCGCGAACTCGCCATCAAAGAGCGCGAACTGGCGATCAAGGAAGCCGAAACCAATGCGGTCCTGATGGAGCAAGTGATCATCCCGACGCAGCAGCATGAGGATGTGTGCGCGCTGATGGCAAAAATGGAAGAGCTGACCAACAAGCCGGAGCGTAAGCAAGCGCGTGCGGTAAAGAACCCGGATGGGTCATGGTCGATGGTAAGCGTGACCGATGCGGGCGAAGTGGTGCAAGCTGCCGCCGTGCCACAGCCGGATGGCTCATGGGTCATGGAGAGCGTTGAACAACCGGGAGCGCCTGAATAATGGCCGTTGCCGTCACGCACGCAAAAACAGACGCCATTGCTGACTGGACGCAGAGCGATCTTGATGACGCCATTGCATTGGGCCAGTACGCACCAGGGACAACGCTGAATGACATCATTTTGCCGTCAGACTGGAATGATGACCACACCATCACTGGGCTAGGCGACGCTGCCGCGAAAAACACCGGCACCACGGCCGGCACGGTAGCCGCTGGTGATCATGCGCACACCGGGACATACGAGCCAGCCGACGCCACCATCCTCAAGGATGCGGACATCGGGGGAACGGTGCAGGCGTACAGCGCCAACCTGGACGAGTATGCAGGCGTCAATCCTACCGTCGCAGGACTGGCATTGCTGGACGATGCAGACGCCTCGGAGCAGCGCACGACCCTTGGGCTGGTCATTGGTACTGATGTACAGGCCCACAGTGCCGCACTTGATGCTGTCTCCGGCACTAATACCGGCGATCAGTTGGTATTTAAGACCATCGCCGTCAGCGGGCAATCTGATGTAGTTGCAGAGTCGTCAACGGATACCCTGACGCTGGCCGCTGGAACTGGCATTGCCATCACCACCAATGACACGACCGACACGGTGACGGTAGCCACCACCGGCATCATCGGCAAGGTCTATCTCGGCTACTGGCCCGCAGCTGCCTTGAAGCCGGCAACTACCAACGGCATGGACGCATTGGTGTGGGACGAGTCCACTACGAATGACGTGATGGATGGCTACCTTGGAGCGAGCGCATCGGCAGATCAGTATGCGCATTTCGAATTTATTGCACCGCAGGGGCTGGATGAATCCGCTGGGTTTATCTATAAATTCCACTGGAAAGAAGCTGCGTCAGCTACAGCGCATAACGTGGTGTGGCAAGGGATGTGTCAAGCGCAAGGCGACGGTGACACCATCGACAGTTCATGGGGAACCGCGGTAACGGTACAAGATACAGGGACGAACGCCACTACCCGGCGCATTACTGCCGAAACCAGCGCAGCCCAGCCAGCAGGGACGTGGGTAGCGGGTGATGTGATAAAGCACCGCGTGGGCCGTCTTGCCAGCGACACCACCAACGACACCATGGACGTAAAAGGTCATCTGCTCGGCGTCACGATCTACGCCACCAACACCACACTGGTGGAGCCGTAATGTACGGGCTGGGAGTGAATGCGCTGAGTGGTGGTGGGAACGTGCATACATGGACGCCATCATCGATAACCACTGGGATGTGGATTGATATTAGTGACTCGACCACCGTTACGTTATCAGGCGATTTGATTACCCAGGTAAATGACAAGTCGGGGAATGGATTTAACCTTTTAGGCCCGGCAACAATGCGGCCCGCACTAATTTCTGCTGAATTGAATGGGCTTAATGTCGCACGGTTTGATGGCACGGACGACATTCTGATTAGCAATACAGATGGGGCAGGTAGTGTTTCGTGGAATCTGCTGAACAACAAGGGCAGCGCCCTGCTCGTAGCGGTCCGTAAAGTCACCAATGCGGCAAGCCGGCGTGAGATTTTCTTGATTTCCACCAATACTCCGGGGGTAGCAAGAGCCACGCTTATTGCTGGTGCTACCGCGAGTAAAAACGGGCTCGCTGGGCGTAGGTTAGACGCCGATTCAGTGCAGCTCGTAGCCTCAACAAACAACTTGGATACAGCGGCGTTTGAAATCCACATTGGTGAATTCGATTGGACAAACTCAAACGCCAACATTTACATAGATGGCTCATTCGATGGCGGGACCACTACCTTTCAGACAGACGGCAGCACCAGTGCCACCAATACATCGCGAGTAGCCATTGGTTCGGCAAGCGTGGCGCCTGCGCTACCAATGCCGGGGGATATAGCCGAGGTGATTTGTATAGAGAGCGACATCACCGAATCAACCCGGCAAAAGATCGAAGGCTACCTTGCGCATAAATGGGGGCTGACAGCAAACCTTCCGGCAGATCACCCTTATAAGACGGAAAGACCTACGTCATGAGATACGCCCTCACCGAAACCGCCACCGGCAACATCCGCGAGTATCGCATGTTCGACGAGCAGCCGCCATTGCTGAATGAATCGAAGGGCGTGCAGTGGATACTGTCGCCACTGCCGGCGCCTGTGCCGCCTACGCTGGATGAACTCAAGGCCAACAAGCGCGCCGAGATCAACCAGCAACGTGCAGAGCTGGAAACCGCAGGCTTCAGCTATCTCGGCCATGTGTTCGATTCAGACCAGCGCAGCGCCGACCGCATCCAAGTGGCGACCGGCTCCGCATTGGCCGCGCTGATGGCTGGTCAACCGTACGAACTGGCATGGACCGCAGCAGACAATACCGACGTGCCGCTGGATGCTGCCGGCGTGGTCGGCCTGAATACGGCCTTTGCGGTCTATGGCCTGACGTTGCACGAAACCGCCAAGGCGTTGAAGGCGCAAGTCGATGCGGCGACAACGGCGGGAGAAGTTGAGGCCATCGCATGGCCCGTCTGATCCGCATGGGCGATGCCCTGAGCCAGTTGCTGAACGTGATGCTGTTCAATGGCCATCCGAATGAGTCTATTAGCGGGCGGGCGTATCGCACTGCATCGGGGTGGTACAAGGTGATCGACCTGCTGCTGTGGTTCGACCGCGACCACTGCCAGACGGCCTACCTGAACGATGTGCGCTATGCCGCGCAACTGCTGAACGGAAAGCGGTATGGCATTCCAGTCTAACGCGTTTCAGAGCAATGCGTTTCAGCTGCGCACGGGCGCTGTTGTTGTTATCACGCCAACGGTTGCTCATGGCCGACTGCCTTATGTGCAAGGCCGTAGCCGCGACGATGTGCGGCGTGAACGTGAACAACTAGGAATTACCCCTAAGGCGCGCAAGATCATAGCGCAGGTAGCGCAGGCGCATGCGGCAGAGGTATCAGCGCCGCAAGTCAGTGCGCTTCAGCAACGGATGGAACGCGAAGGCATCGCCTGGAACGCGATGTATGCCCAGCTGTTGCAGATGCAACACGAAGCGCAACGCCAGGCAATGCTAACCAAGATCAGCATGCAAGCGATGCTATCAGGCATTGAGATGCAGTCCAGGGTCAGCCAGGAACAAGAAGAGCAGGCGATCGTCCTGCTGATGTATCAGTTTATGTGAGCCAATAGGTTCATCAACCAAGCCCGCCACGTGCGGGCTTTTTTATTGCGGCAAGCCGATGGCCCCGTGATCAAGGAGAAGCAAGTGGACGAGAACAACGCAGGCGATACCCTTCAGGATTCGCCGGGAGTTGAGGAAAGCATCGAGGATCAGATCATTGCCCTCGATGCCCCGGAAGAAGAAGCGCCAGCCCCAGATGGCGAAGAATCGGACGAGCCTGAGCAGGAAGAAAAGCCGCCCCGCTACACCGTCAAGATTGACGGCAAGGATGCGGAAGTGTCGCTGGACGACTTGATTTCAGGATACCAGACCGGCAAGTCGTCAACGCAGAAGTATGAGGAAGCCGCCAACCTGCGCAAGCAGGCAGAAGCTGAATTTCATCATGCGCAACAGGCTAAAACGGCTTACCAGCAGCAGCTGGATCAGTTCATTCCAGGCCAGTATCAACGGCTTCAGGAAATGCAGTCCGAACTGGACCGACTAGCAACGGAAGACCCAGCCGGATGGGTGGCAGCAAAGCATCAATTCGATGGCGAAGTAAACAAGCTGCAACAGGCGCAAGTCGTGCAGCAACAAATGGCGCAGGAGCAGGAGCAGTCGATTGCCCAGTCCTACCAGCAGAAGCTTACACAGGAGAGTCAGCTGTTAACGGCCAAGATTCCCGAGTGGAGCGATGAAGCCAAGGCAAAGGAAGGCAAGGCAGCACTGGTTAACTACCTGTCGCAGGATTTGGGATACCGCCCCGAAGAACTGAAGCCCTATGTGGCTTTGGCGAACGGTATTCCGCATGTGGTTGATCCGCTGGCGGACCATCGTGCAGTCGTTTTGCTGCACAAGGCGTACCAGTACGACCAGCTAATGAAAAAACTAGACGCTCGCAAGAGCAAGACGGCACCGCCGCCACCCGTAACCACGGTCAAGACGCGAGGGTCTGCCACCAAAGACCCGGCGCGCATGAGCGACAAAGAGTTCGCGGACTGGCGACGGAGCCAAATCAAACGCAGATAAGCCCCTTCATTGGGGCTTTTTCAATTTTAAGGAGCAGTAAATGGCTAACACCAACCTCACCATCGACATGATCACGCGCGAAGCACTGCGCGTGGCTCATGAGAAAACCGCCTTTATCGGCACTGTGGATCGGCAGTACGACGATTCGTTTGCAAAGACCGGCGCGAAGAATGGCTCTTCGCTGCGCGTCCGCTTGCCTAACCAATACACCCGCCGCCAAGGCTCCCGCGTGATGGATGTGCAGGACCAGAACGAAGGTTCCAGCACCATCACCGTCGCAACGCAGGACGGCGTGGATATGCGTTTTAACTCGGCAGAGCTGGCGCTGGAAATCGACGATTTCAGCAAGCGTTATATTGAGCCTGCTGTTTCCGTGATGGTTTCCGGCATCGAGTCCGATTTCCTCGCTTATGCCACCAAGGCAACCTACAACGTGGCTGGAACCGCTGGCACCGGCATTACTTCTCTGGTAGCTCCTGGGGCAGCTCGCGCCAAACTGAACCAGTACCTGGCGCCCAAGGGCGACCGCTACGTGCAGATGGACTCGGTGACCATGGGCGGGCTGGTGAACGGTGTGGCGGCGTATTTCAACCCGTCCAATGCCATTGGCGAGCAGTACCGTGAAGGTCTGATTGCCCGCACCGGCATGGCCGACTTCTACGAGAACGAGCGTGCATGGACGCTGGTGAACGGTTCCGATGTGACTGGCGGCACCGATGCTACTGGCCTTGGCACTGTCGGCAGCAACGGCAGCTACACCCTGCTTAATTTCGACACCGACATTGCAGTGGCACAGCAAAAGGTGGGCCAGGTGTTCACCATTGCCGGTGTGTATGCGGTGCACCCGGAAACCAAGCAGGCCTACGCGCATTTGCAGCAATTTACTATCACCGCTGTGGGCGCGACGGAAACCACCATCTCCCCGCCGATCTATCTGACCGGCGCAAAAAAGAATGTGGGCTCGGCTACCGGCGCAGACTTGGCAACCACGGTATTCGACAGTGCAACGCTGACGTTTGTCGGAGCCGCCTCCACCAGTTATGTGCAGTCTCTGATGTACCACAAGGAAGCATTCCAGTTCATCACCGCTGATCTGCCGCTGATGGACGATGCCCACAAGTGCGTACGTCGCACGCAGGACGGTCTGAGCTTGCGCGTATGGCAAGCGTCCGACATCCGCAACGATGAACTGCTGATGCGGATTGACATCCTGTATGGCATGGCTGCACTGCGTTCCGAATGGGCCTGCCGCATGGTGGGCGCAGCTAACGCTTAATCAACGGGAGGGCTTGCCCTCCCTATTCAATTCTTGAAAGGAACTACACATGGCTACCTATGAACAGGTGACTTACAACAGCCCGGATGGCGCGCTGATCGGCAATTCGGCCACGGAAAAGATTGGGTTCTACGGGGAAACTCCGGTAGTGCAGGGGTCTGCTGTTACGACCCTGGCAACCACCCCGACCGCAACCGACATTGCCACCGCAGTCAACGCGATTATTTCGCGCCTGCAAACTGTCGGGCTGATTGCCTGATGCAACTGCTTCTTGGCTGCGGGCTGTCCCGTGAAAAGAAGCTCACCGTACAAGGCCGTTCCGAGTGGGACGGCCTTGTCACTGTGGATATTGAGCCTTGCCATTCACCTGATGTGATTCATGACCTGAATGATCCTTTGCCGTTCGAGGATGATTCAGCTGATGAAATCCATTGTTATGAAGTGCTAGAGCATTTAGGCACGCAGGGGGATGCGGCGTTTTTCTTCGCACAGTTCTCCGACTTCTGGCGCGTATTGAACCCGGGCGGTTATCTGCTCTGCTCAGTGCCGAACGATAAAAGCCCGTGGGCCTATGGCGACCCGTCGCATCGGCGAGTCATTCCGTCAGAAAGTTTGACATTCCTGAGCCAGCCGAATTACGAAAACGTCGGCAAAACGCCCATGACCGACTTTCGGCGCATCTATCAGGCCGATTTCGACCTGATCCACCTGGACAAGACCGAACACATCCTGTTCTTCGGCTTGCAAGCCATCAAACCATCGAGGATTAAATGAAAAAGGTCATGATCGCCATCCCCGCTTATACGGGAACGATACACCTGGGGACGTTCCGCTCCCTGATGACGGATTTATTTACCCTCGCCTCACGCGGCGATGTGGCGACCGTGCATGACGAGTGCGGCAACGCACTCATTGCTGATGCACGAGCTTTGATCGTGGCGCAATTCCTTGCGTCAGATGCGGAGCAATTAATATTCATCGATTCGGATGTGTCATGGGAGGCCGGGGCGCTGGTCAAGCTGATCGATGCGCCAGTTGACTTTGTGGCCGGGATCTACCCGCAGCGCAAAGACCCGATCAATTACTGCGTGAAGTGGCTGGACAAGCCGCAGTTGCAAGCGGTGGATGGCCTGTTGGAAGTGGCCGGCGTTCCGGCTGGATTTATGCGCTTGTCACGTGATTTGCTGGAAAAGATGGTTGACCAGTACCCGGACAGCGAATACTACAGCGAGAACGCTCCAAACCAGCGCGCATGGGCCTTGTTTGCGGATTACCGCATCGGTAAACACAAGATGGGCGAAGATTACTCATTCTGCAAGCGATGGACGGACATGGGTGGGCAGGTTTGGGTTGACCCCGAGATCAAAATGGGCCATTGCGGCTACAAAACGTTTCAAGGGCATCTTGGCGATTATTTGAGGAACCGCACATGATATTCATGACCCACCCATTGCACGGCGCCACCAACGTGCTGCCGAGCGAAGTGCCGGAAATGCAGAAGAGCGGCTGGAAGATCAGCACGCATGAGGCATGGATGGGCGCAAAAGCCAAGATTGAGCCTGAGAAGCGCAGATATACGCGGAAGCCAAAACAATGAGCATCGACAACTACACGGAACTGCTGTCGGCGGTATCTGCGACCTGGCCGCATCGCGCCGACCTCACCGGCATGGCGGCAGACTTCATTACCTTGGGCGAAGCACGGCTGAACCGCAAACTGCGCATCAAGGCCATGGAAGAATCGTCCACCATCACGCCGAGCCAGTCCGTGCGCTATGTCGCGCTGCCGACCGGCTATCTTGAGGCCATCAGCTTTACCGATGACATCGGTGACACGGTGCAACCGCTATCTTCGGACAGTCTGGAGCGCGCAGCCAGCAACGCCACCGCAGGGCATCCGGACTATTACCGTATCTCATCGCGCATTGACTTCGAGCGCGTGGCCGATTCCGCGTACAGCTACACCCTGCGCCACTACAAGCGGCTGGACATCGCGGCAGATGCCACCAATACGCTATTGACCACCGCCCCGGACATTTACCTGTTCGCGGCGCTGGTCAATGCCGAGCGTTATGTGAAAAACGACAACCGCTTTCCGATGTGGAAAGCAGAACTGAACGAGGCGATTAGCGAGCTTAACAGCCAAAGCAAGCGCAGCCTGCAATCGCTTAGGACGGATATTCGCTTGTCGCACAACTCCAACATCCTGAACGACCAATGATTCCATTTAGCGGATTTTTCCCGGACGCTGACGACCACTCGGAAGGCGTTATCACCGATTGCACCATGATGCTGCCCAGCCTCAGAGGCTACAAGGGCGCGCCTTCGGTGATTCTGGAGACTCCGGCCCTGGCTGCCGCCTGTCGTGGGGCTACTTACGTAGTCAAACTGGACGGAACGACCAGGCTATTCGCTGGCACGCAAACCAAGCTGTACGAATACGCCTCAAGCGTTTGGGGCGATGTGTCAGCGGTGGGAGACTATACCGGGTCGGCGGATTCCGTCTGGCGCTTCGCCCAGTTCGGGGATGTGACCATTGCGGTTAATCTGACCGATGCCACGCAGAAGAGCGTATCGACCGGGGATTTCTCGGCACTGTCCGGCGCACCGAAAGCCTTGGTCATTGATACGGTGGGCGGGTTCGTGATGGTCGGCAACTACAACACCGGCAGCGCGGTCCTAGATGGGGTGTACTGGTCGGCCTATCTGGATTACACCGATTGGACTGCGGACATAGCGACCCAGTGCGGCAACCTGCGCCTGCTGGACACGCCAGGGGCGATTACCGCGTTGAAACGGCTCGGACAGTATGCCGTGGCCTACAAAGAAAACTCGCTCTATCTTGGCGTCAACAACGGCCCGCCTACGTTGTGGGGGTTTAACCTCATTTCGGGGGAGATCGGCACGTTTTCGCAGGAGTCTATTGTTTCGGTAGAAACCGCACATTTCTTTATCGGCCCATCTGATATTTACCTGTTCGACGGTTCGCGCCCGCAACCGATCGGCGACGGCATTCGTGAATGGTTCTATGCGGATTTGAGCATTGAGTTGGCCTACAAGATCCGTGGAGTTCATGACAAGCAAAATTCTCTGATCTATTGGTATTACCCTTCCATTGCGTCAACCGGAAACCTCGACTCCTGCATTGTGTTCAACTACAAGAGCCGGAAATGGGGCAGGGCAAATCGCAGCGTTGAAGTGTGCTTGGAATACCTGACAGGCGCGACCACCTATGCAGGGCTGGAAACGGACTATCCCACGTATGACGCATTCCCTGACGTGTCTTACGGCTCCCCCTTCTGGACGGCGACAACGCCGAATATGGCGGTTTTTGACACGACGCACACGCTCGGCACACTGACCGGCCCTAGTCTGACATCAAGCCTCACCAGCGGGGCGATTGGCGACGACATGCAGTTGACCATGATTTCTCGTGTGCAGCCGCGCTTCGTGAACGATCCCACCAGCGGCACCATGACCAACTACTATCGCATGACCGATGGGGCGAGCTACACCACCGACGCCACCATTGCCATGAATTCAGGCCGGTTCGACGTGATGCGGGATGCGCGCTGGCACAAATTCAAGACGGATTACGTGGGCGATGTGGAAGTGGTGGGGCAGAGTTATCACCTTGTCCCAGGTGGGTACGAATGAAACTTCAATCCGACCCACGCCTGCCGCAGAACCCTCCCGCTGGCTATGTGCAACAACTGGTGACGCGCCTGTATGACGTGCTGCGGCCCATTGCGCAACAGGTCAACGCCTTGTCGGATGGGCATATCACCGCGCATGCCTCCTACACCGCAGCGCCCACGTCTGGCAGTTGGAACAAGGGCGACTTTGTGCGCAACAGCACCCCGGCAGAGGCAGGGGCGGCGCTTTCGAAATACGTGGTGACGGGCTGGATATGCACGGTAGCCGGCACGCCAGGTACTTGGCTTGAATGCAGAAGTTTAACGGGGAATTGATGCTTCATTACGTACATCCTGACGCTCTATATGACGTGTGGCCGTTCATCAAGGAAGGGCTCACCCGAATTCACGACCGGGCGACCGACCGCTGGCTGGTGGAAGATGTTTACCACGGCATCAAGAGCAACGGCTTCAGCCTGCACATCGTCAACGACCGCGAAGGGTTCGTTTTGTTGCAACCGACGCGCGGCTGGGACGGCCCGGAGTTATTCGTGTTTGCTGCCTACATCGTGCCGGGGCATGACGTGATGGACGAGGCTTTCGACGAAGTGAAACGCATCGGCAAGAGCATGGGGGCGAAGCGCATTAAGTTTCAAAGCAAGCGGCAGGGCTGGGCCAAACGCGCCGAGCAGTTGGGCTATGCGTTCGGCCATGTTGAGTACGAGATAACCATCTAGGTGAAATTATGATCACACTGCACAAATTCCTGCCCGCTTTATGCGGGCTTTTTACTTTCCACGGCGGCGGCTCAGGCGGCGGCGGCAGCAGCACCTCGACGACCAAGATGGAGCCCGCGGCAGAGGTTAAGCCGTACATGAAGCCGTATATGGACCAGGCATGGGGCATTTCGCAAACGCCCTATGAAACCTATCAGGGGCAACGCATTGCCGATCTATCCCCTGAGCAGTACATGGGGGCGGGGCTGACCTCGGCGCAAGCCCTGAACGGCTTCCAAGGGCAAGGTGACGCCATGGGCAACTACCAGGCGACTATGCGCGGCGATTTCATGAGCCCGGATAGCAATCCTTGGTTGGCCGCGAATGCGCAGAAAGCGATGGGCGATATTTCCAACGCCTACCGCTCGGGAACGAAACCGCAGACCGACGCCGCCGCTTCACGTGCTGGCGCGTTCGGCGGGTCGGCATGGCAGCAGATGGTGGGCAACAACGAGCGACAACTGGGCGACTCGCTTGGTGCGGCGGCCAACCAGTTCTACGGCCAGAACTACATGAACGAGCGTAATAACCAGATGCAGGGCTTGAACATGCTGCCGCAGATGCAGAGCATCGGCTACACCGACGCGCAGAAACTGAGCGCGGTGGGCGACAACTTCCGCCAGTACCAGCAGGACTTGCTGAATACCCAATACGGAGATTGGCAGGAAGCGCAGAACTACCCGCGCTCGTCGCTGGATTTCTTCGGCAACCAGATGCGCGCCACCATGGGGGCCGGGGGTTCTTCCTCGACCTCGCAATCAGGCGGCTACAAGCCATCCCCGTTTGCTTCGGCATTGGGCGGCGGCATGGCCGGTTATGCCATGGGCGGCATGGGCGGTGCGGCGCTGGGCGGGCTTGGCGGACTGTTACTCTAAGGAGGACATATGGCATCAGGACAAGTATTTTTCGACCCAGAAAAACAACAGTATTACACCGTGACAGGAATATCCGCGCCCGCATTTGCATCCGGGCCTGATGGTTTGATTAATAAAAAAGTTACATGGATGAACAACGGACCGAATCAGGCGCAACAAACGCAGCCGCAGCAATTTAATCGGCAGCCGTTCACCCCAAACGCGACCACGCAGCAGCAATTGAGCGGCATGGGCAACATGCAGACCCCGCAGTGGATGATGGACGCCTACGCGCAGAAGATCGGGCAAATGGGCGGCAACGCCAATCTGCCGCCGTTCGGCGTAACGCAAAGCGGGTTCCCCGGCATGGCCTCTCTCTCGCCCGTGCAACCGTCTGCGCCGCAGCAACCAGCGCAACCGCGAACCGTGACGCCCGCAGGCAAAACCGCTCCTTACCTGCAAACCATCCAAGGCTTGCAAGGGGCCGTCGGCGGGGCATTCGATGCCAGCCATGCCTTGCTTGGCGGCGATAAGGCATCCGGCACCAGCACTTACACGACCAGCATGGGGATTAAATAATGGGCAAAAATATGATCGAGACAATCGCCCCGCTCGCGCTGGCGGTTGCTGCGCCCTACGCAATCGGCGCGCTTGGCGCTGGCGGGGCATTGGGGGCTGGCGCTGCCGGCGCAGGCGCCGGGGCTGCTGGAGCAGGAGCTGCAGGAGCGGGCGCAGCTGGCAGCGGGGCGGCGCTTGGTGGCGCATTCGGCTCGGCGGATATGATCGCAGCGGGGGCCGCTGGTGGGCAAGGCTTACTTGGGGCCGGCGCGGCTGCCGCTGGCGAATCTGCATTGCCGGGCCTGCTGAGTTCGGAAGCCCCGCTTCCCTTCGGCCCGAACATGGCCGAAATGGCCGATGGATCAGTCGGGCTGAAACTGGAAGCCTCCGGCATGACGCCGAACTCGTTTACCGGAGGCTATGACTCGCTGAACGGCTTGCAACGATTTGGCAATGAATTGATGCCGGGGGAATGGGACTTCATGAAAAAGATGAACCCAATGCGCATGCTGAACATGGGCCAGCCGCAAGGGCAGCAGCAAGTCTCTCGCCCGCCGAATATTCAAGGCCCGCGCTCGCAACCGGAAACCACCGCGCAATTGCCTTACGGGCAAACGATCAGCGGCGGCATCCAATTGACCGAAGAACAGAAGCAGGAACTGCGGAGGCGCTATGGGATTGCTTGATAACATCGATTTTAACGACCCCAAGACCATGGGCCTGCTCAACATGGGACTAGGCATACTGGCGGGGAATACCGGCAGACCGGGCGACCTCGGGCAAGGATTGATGGGCGGCATGCAGAACTATCAGCAGATGATGCAGGCCCAGCAGCGGCAGAAGATGCTGCAACAGCAGCAGGAGATGCAGACGCAGGAGTTCGGCATGGAAAAGGAAAAGTTCGGGTTCGAGAAAACCAAGTATCAGCAAGAACAGGACGCCATTAACCGCGCCGTGTCTGCCAATCCAGCGATGGCAGACATGTTCAGGGTAGACCCGAAGGCGGCTTTCAAGGCCTTGTACCCGCAAGCCAATGGGGTTGACCCGTTCTTTACGCCCATCCCTACCGAGCAAGGCATCGGCAGCTTCGACAACCGTTCCGGCAAATTCCAGATCATTGCCGGCCCTGATGGGCGCCCCGTTGTGAAATCAACCGATTCCCCGATGGTGCGCGGCAACGTCGCAGGCGCTGAAGCATGGGCCAAGGCTGGGGCCAAGCCTACTGACATGGAAGAAGGCGTTATTCAGACCGAAGCACAGCTGGCCGCACGTGCTGGCGGGATGCCAGGATTTAGCACTCCCTATCCGGTAACGTGGGGCGCTCCAGGCACCACCGCAACCGACCAGCACGAAGGCACGATGACGGACGCATCCGTTGCCGTGTTGCCGCCTTCTCGCGGCAGGCCCGGTATTCGCGTGCCAACTGCCGCAGAAAAGGCGGCGGATAAAGTAACCGCAGAGGGCACGGCCAAGAAAGAAGCCAACATCAGCGGCATCGGGTCCATCATCGACGAAGCAAAGACCATCCTGACAGGTCCGACCGCACCAACGCATAGCAGCTTCGGTAATGTGGTGGACGCGGTGGGCGCATCGTTTGGCGTGTCACCTGACGGCGCGGCGGAAGCGGACAAGCTGAAAGCCATCGGCGGGGCATTGGTCGCCAAGATGCCGCGCATGGAAGGCCCACAATCGAACTTCGACGTTGAGAACTATCAGCGCATGGCCGGGGATGTCGGCAATCCATCGTTGCCGCTCAAGCGCAGGATTTCGGCGCTCCAAGCAGTTGAAAAGCTTTGGCGCAAGTACGACAAAGCAGAATCCACGCAACCAGCAACACCCGCTACGGCCCGCACCGCTGTAAAGACCGGAACGTACAAGGGACGAAAGGTTATCCAGTATTCCGATGGGAGCGTTGATTATGCCAATTGACCCGAAGATGGTTAAGTGGGATGCGCCGGAGAGTTCCGGCATCGACCCGCGCATGGTCAAGTGGGAAGATGCCGCCCCAGAAAGCAGCGGGATTGGCCCCATGGTTGGCATGGCCGACAAGGCGCTGGATTTTGCATACCGCATAACCCCGCTCGGCATGCTGCAAACCGCCAACGAAAAAGGGAATGAATACGTCCGCAAAGGCACTGATTATCTGGCCGACAAGACCATGGACGCCACCAACTCGCCCGCATTGGCGACGCTGGTAAAAATGTCTCCAGATTTGGCTGGGCTAGCCGCAGGCAAGTTCATTTCTGGCCGCATGCCTGCGGTTGTTTCTGGCAGCAAGGCAAGCAATGCAGCGGCTCGGGTGGGGGTAAATCCGACATGGGGGCAGCGTACTAACAGTCCGGCCCTGATGCAGATGGAAGATACCTTGCGCCGCATGCCTGGTAGCGGTTGGGTGATGGGGGCCAATGACGCCAGAAACCAATCCGGCATTAACACGGCAGCAGCTAAGTCTATTGGCGAAAAAGCAGACCGCGTTACCGGAGAACTTCTTGCCAATGCGGAAGCGCGGCTAGGATCGGAGCGGGATGTATTGCGCGAAAGCGTGAATATACCGAAAGGCGACAAAGGCGTTATCTCCGCAATCAATAAAGCGGCGATGAATCTTAAAAAAAGTTTGCGCGGGAACGGCGCATTCAATAGCGATATGGAGCGAGTCAAGCATGGCATTTCCTCCAACAGCATCAACGGGGAACAGTACCAAATCTGGCGCACCGACCTGCGCGGGGCAATGGACACCGCTTACAAGGGCGGCAAGGCCAAACTCGGGGATGCTTACAAAGAAGTTGTGAATGCGCTCGATGATGCCGCACGCGGAAGCGAGGGAGAGGCTTGGAAAGCCAACGACAAGGCATTCTCAACCATGGACATTTTGCAAAAGGGGAATGTCGTCAATCCTGAAACCGGCAACGTATCTGCGCCATTGCTGACAAATGCATTCTTCCAGAAGTTTGGTAAAACGGCGAAGCAAGGGAAGATGCCGGGACCGATTGCGGATATTGCGTCCGCGCAGAAAGCCTATCCACGATGGGCCGAAGGCTCGCCTACCGGGAAGGTCGATCAGTACACGTCGCTTGTGCCTTGGGCGCTATCGCCGGTTACAACGCCCATTGCCGCAATGATGACCTCAAACCCCTACAACATGCTGCGATATGCGCCGTATGCCGCATCAACGGCGAATGCCCTCACCGACGATTTGCGTAGTCTTGGTTTGCTTTACGACACTCAGCAATGAACGACTTTATCACGTGGAATAGAACATAACAGACAAGCAAGCCAATCCCGGCTATGCAAAACACCGCATAGATCCCGATAGCAGATAACAAAGTACCCATAGCCGCCATTGTGCGGCTTTTTTAATTTCCGCGTCAAGGATCAACAATGGCAAACATCGGCACTTCCATTGCTTCGTGGTCAACCACCGAAGCCTCCAACCAGCCGGACACCACCGACAGCGCAACCATCGTCGGGGACATGCGCGCCATCCAGGCGGCGGTGCGCTACCTGTACACGCAGGACACCATCGCTTCTGCGACGACCTGCGACCTTGGCACGAAGTCTGCTGAAAGCCTGACCATTTCCGGCACCACCACCATTACCGGGCTGGGGACGGTATCGGCAGGCATCGTCAAGCGCGTGCTGTTCTCCGGCGCGCTGACGTTGACCTATCACGCTACCTCGCTGCTCCTGCCGAGCAATGCCAATATCGTGACCGTGGCAGGCGATACCGCAGAGTTCGAGTCGCTCGGCTCGGGTAACTGGCGCTGCAATTGGTATATGCGGGATAGCGCATTGCCAGCTTTGGCCGGGGCCAATTCTGACATTACTTCGCTAACTGCCGTGACTGCACTTTCCACCACAGGCGGCGTTGACATCAAAGGCACCAATACCAACGATTCAGCAGCGGCTGGTGACGTTGGTGAGTATGTAGAAAGTATCGTTACTGTTGGCTCAGCGATTTCCCTAACAAGTACAGTCGCAGCGAATGTAACCAGCATTTCCCTTACTGCTGGGGATTGGGATGTCACCGGAGTTACCGCTTTCAATCCGGCAGGAACAACCAGCATCACGATTTCCAGAGGTTCAATATCAACTACGTCAGCGACGATAGATACGTCGCCAGGGAGATTGGCCGGACATGCCTCAGAAGCGCAGGTTCCCGCAGGTAATGCCTCTTTCTACCCGTTGCCAGTAGCTCGGCTGTCTTTAAGCACAGCCACGACGGTTTATCTTGTCGCAACATCAACATTCACCGTTTCCACGCTGTCGGCATACGGGATCATTTCTGCACGGAGGGTGAGATGAAATACGCCGTTATCTTAAACGATGGACGATTTGAACTGCGGCAAGACAATAACGACATCCACTCTGACGTCATGCTTTTGTCTGATGACAACTATACAGCCATCGCCAAGGCAGAAAAAACAATACAAAACGGTGAAATCATCATAAATGATGGTGAGATTTCATGATAACCATCTCCACGTTTTCAGACCTGCAAGCAGCCATTAACGCGCAGGAACCTAATATCGAAATTCGAGGCGTATTAAGTGCGCCAGGCCAAACTTTACAGGTTCATCAAACTGACGGGCTTGGGAATCAGAGCGGCATGACCGTAATTCATGGTGGGACATTGCGTTGTGCGGGAATTGTCGCAGATGGATTTCGCAAACTGAAATTTTCCGAGATGGAGATTTATGCGGAGGCTGCGGGTATTACGGTGCGCAACGGCATCCAGCTTTATCTGGAGGATGTCTACGACTGCTGCCGAGGTGACAGTTTGAGACTGGAATCTATCGCTGCCGTATGGGGCCGTGGTCTTCAGCATACGGCAGCAGTCGCTGGACAGGCTACCGTTGCGCAGCGCATTGGCGCTTCCGCGCAAGGATTTGAAAGCGTCGATATGGACGCGGTTCTAACTGAGGGGCATTTCAGTGCGGTTCGGGTTGGTGGGGCTGGGAACGCAGTAAATATGTGGTTCAGGAACTACAAGATAGACCGCCCTGTCTCTGCCGGGTTCCTTATTAACCCGTCTGGCGCTGCAGGGGCTCGCAACATCAATATCATTGACCCATGGATAAATAGTGCCGATTACCCAATCGCCATAAACGGCGCAGAAACAACCGGGATTATTGAGCGGGTGAATATCAGGAATGGCGAATATCTTGGCTGCGCACATCCTCCGGTAACAGCATGGCAAACAGCAGGGAATGTTTCTTATAACCTGGGTGGGCAACAAATATTCGGGGTTGGAGAGCTTGGATAATTTAAAAAAAAAGGGGCAGGGATGAGCGAGGAAGTGCAGGACCGGCGTGAATCAGACCAGCACATTGCGCGGCTGGAAACGCAACTACGCGAGCATATCGAAATCGACAATCGGGAGCGACGAGAAATCCGCGTATCTATCAAACATTTGAGTGATTCGATTGCTGACCTGTTGCAGGCGTGGAACACGGCCAACGGGGTCGGCACATTCCTCAAGTGGCTATCCGGCATGGCCGTGGCGCTCGCGTTTATCTGGGCCATGGCGCGCGACTACTTCGGAGGCCGGGGATGAGCAAACACGACATTACCAGAGACATCACCACCTGCCCTGTCTGCCATGTTTCCTACTGTCCCCATGACGGCGAGATTTGCAAATGCCCGGAGGAGCCGGTTGTATCCAATTGGGAGGACATCCCAAGCCATCAGCCGGAGCCGAAAGACGAACGGGATTGGGTCGGCTTTGCGTTATCACAAATGAGCGACCATGCAACGCGCCAGTGATTGGCAGCGCATCGTGCGCAAAGCATGGAGTTTTAGGCTCATGCTGCTCGCAAGCGTGTTCACCACCGCCGAGGCCATCCTGCCGCTATTCATGGACGCCATCCCGCGAGGACTGTTTGCGATGCTGACGCTGCTATCCGTGACGGGCGGGATGATTGCGCGGCTGGTGGCACAGAAGGATTTTTGAGTTACGGGCTATCTGGCCGCCCGCTAGTAAGGCCGGAATAACAGGAGATCGACATGCACTACAGAAATGGCCGCGAGGCAAATAATGGCGACGTTATCCTTCAGATCGGTTTTGACGGAAAGATCAACGCGCTGGGCGTACTGTACAACGCGATCCCGGGCAATGATTACTGCAACGGCAGTATCGCGCCTGTGCAGCAAATTGCGGCAGGTGCATGCGTGTGTGACTGCTTGCATGTGGATGACGTAATGGCAATGCTAGCAGAAAAGGGGCTGGATAAACGGCCAGCAGGCAAGTGATTAGCCGCCAAGCGCGCATTGCCATTGCCGGCCTGGCACTGAGCCTTGGAGGCTATCTTGTCATTATTGAGGATGAAAGCTATACGGAGCGTGCCGTAATCCCAACCATCAATGATGTGCCTACCGTCGGACTGGGCAGCACATTCAACGAGGACGGCAGCCCGGTCAAGATGGGCGACACTATCACCCCGCCACAAGCCATCAAGCGATCAGCCGCGCACATTGCCAAGGACGAAGCCGGTCTAAAGCGTTGCGTGACTGGCGAACTCGCGCAGGTTGAGTATGACGTACTCGTGGACTTCGCGTATCAATATGGCGTTGAAGCAACATGCGACAGCTCAATGGTCCGGCATATCAACGCAGGCCGCTACGATCAATCCTGCCAAGCCTACACGCTGTACAAACGCAGCGGAGGTTATGACTGCTCAACGCTCATCAACGGCAAGCCTAACAAGCGTTGCTGGGGCGTATGGCAGCGCAATCTAAAACGACGCGACAGATGCATGGGGCTGTCATGAGCGAGAACGAAGGACTGTTTATCACGTTCATTGCCATCCTTGCCGTCGTCGCGGCTGGCGCGCTGGCATTCAACGCATGGCTGTGGTCCTTTGGATGACCACCACGCCCTACCAGGAGCGCCCGGAAGAATGCCGGGATGATTGCCTGGTATCTGAGTGCGAAGGCTCCGGCTGTCGGTTCCTGCATGACGAGGCGCGAGTCCCGCCCGACACTACTGGCACGCTGATCGTTGAAGTCCCGTATGTCAAAAAAGAAGGCCGGCACCGTCGCCGGGAAACTTGAGGCTGAACAATGTGGGCGCTACTGAAACTCAAATTCACGGCTTACAAATGGCTGATACTCCTAACCGCTGTCCTTGTTGCAGGAATTGGCACGAATATCTGGTCTTTCTCTCAAGGCAAGAAGGTGGAGAGGGCATCATGGCTCTCGTTGCAACTGGAAGCCATTGCACAGCAGGATTTGGAGCGGGAGAAGCTAGCGGAAATGGGCCGGCTGGCAGTGAATCAATTCAGCCAGAAGGAAAAACAGATCAGGAGGCTCAAGGATGAACTGGATAAACAAGTCGCAGGCGCTACGGATGGCCGCGTATGTTTTGCTAATTGGGATGCTGTCAGGCTGTGGAATGAATCACTTGCTGGTGCGCAGCGTCTGCCCGGAGATACCGGAAAGCCTGCTGACCGACCCACCGGAACCGCTGCTGTTACCGATGCCGACATCCTCAAAAACCACATCGACAACGGCGCCAGGTGGCAGCAATGCCGGGAGCAGGTGAGAGAGATTAGGGAGCTGTATAATAAGCAGCGAGGCAAATAGTTAAGGGGTGATTAACTTGTGTGGATTTTTCTGGCATAGCTCATCCCTCGTTACCCTTGCCGATAGCCGCAGCAGCTCGAACGATGGCACGGCGAGTGGCTGCGTATTGATCTTGTAGTGCGCTCAACCACTCGCCGGCTTCGGCGCGTCCGGCATAGTAGGCCGTGAACTCATCCTTGTTATAGGTGCCTGGCGTAATTTGAAGTCTCAGTTTCACCGCCAGCTGGAAAGCATCGCCGTCATCTATCAGCGGATCCCACCATGCGCCACGATCCCCATTTGCGTCCTCGTGTATCCATCCATGTTCCGGGATGTACACCAGACCGCCTACGGCTTTAGCGGCGTACTCCAACAGTTCTCTATCGTCCATGTTCGCTCCCCTCTACGCAAAGCGGACATTCCGCAGCTATGTAGCTATGCAACTTGTGTTTCTCGCAATAAAACGGCTCAACTAGGAAGATGTTTTCGCCTTCTTTTGCTTCTGACAAAACCTCAACCCCGTCCACTACGGTACGGATAAACGCTCCTGTTTCGTTACTCATGTTCGCTCCCCTCTACGTTGGCGATGGCCTCGTCTACGATTACATCGTAGTTGTAAGCAACGGTGACGCCGTTAGACAATTGCCCGGACATGGCGACCGCCATCTGGTGAGCTACGGCAACGAGAACTTCGCGTTTGTACAGCGGCTCCATTTTTGTCATATCGAGCTTGTGCGCGGCAATCTCGCCAGCGGTCAGCGCCTGATTTCCGTTCTTGTTCCAGTATGCAGTAGGCATTATTTCCCCTCCTGTGCGGCGATGGCGGCGTCAATGGCTTGGCGCGTATCTGCGAAAAACCGTGTGTGCGCATGTAGTCTCACGTAGTTTTCGTCCTCGTCCTGAGTTACCAACTGGCACACCTTAATCTGAGCATCAGTGGTGCTCCACTCGATAAACGCATTGAATTCGAGCACGAAGTCCAGCCGCTCCGCGTCCTTCTTCCACGGCTCCACCTTCTCAGCCACATACTTATCAAGGGCGCTGGTGTCGAGAGGATGAATCGCTTCTGCAACGATTTCTTCGATGGATATGAGCTGGCCTTTGCGGACAGCGGCGTGCTCTACGTACTCAAGCGGCGAGGCGTCAGATTCAAACTCGGCGTGCTCCTTGACCTTCTCCAACGCCTCCCGCAGCCTTTGCACTTCCAGCGTGAGCAGGGCGTTTTGCTGGCGCAGGGTGGCGAGTTCGCCCCTCGACATAAACCTTCCTCCGTCATCGGTTGTAGCAAACTGGCCGAAATCAATCACACCATCTGGCTTCATCATCACTCTCCTATCACGCGCTGGACAATGGCGCGGCAAGCATCTTCCGGGTTGTCACTAGGCGACGCATACCACGTCGCTATAGCCACCTTCATGTACTGTTCTTCCAGCGCCTTCTCGGCGTCGGCTGGCGTGAGGGCGAGGATTACTTCCGCTGCCGCCTTAGCTAACCGAGCATCAGGAGCTTCATCATGCACGAAGCTACCGTTTAGCAGCGTCTTGGCAGCCAGCTTGTACGCTATCGCTACGGCGGCTTGGACAGTGGGAGATGCGGTGTAGAGTTCAGTCCCGATGGCGGCAGAGTCCATGAACGACATACTTGCGTCGATGATCTTTTCGCATTCGTGCATCAACACCTCTGCCACCGGCTGCGCTTCTGGCTTGGAGGCTATGGCGGCCTGCCATTTCCTAGCGTAAACATCCTGTTGGATAATCTGATCGTCGGAGAGCATGTCATCTTCCTCGGGGTCGCACCCGTTACGCCATAGCGCAACGCGCAACGCGATAGCTTCCTTTAACGCTTCTCTCTGTTCGCTCATTGGTTAGTCTCCGGCCCTTGGGGCTTCAGGTAATGGCATCCAGTGGGTAGGCTTGTATTCTGGTTCGATGAATTCTTGCCACATTTCATCGCTAACATCTTCCGGCAAGCCGGTTAACCAATCTGCGTGATCCGCGTCCCAATGGGCTACGCTCGGCACATATCCAGCTATTACAACTAGCACCCATGTCCCATCCTTCGGCGCTGTCTCTATTGCTTGCCATTCGCTCATTACATCCTCCATAGGTGTAGTTACAGGGCTGGCGCATTCTCGCGGAAACGGCGCGGGAACCAGTCGCAATATGTGTCCGTTGGCGTGTGCCCGAACATCAGCACACATCTGCGCTCATGCACGCAATCACCGCAGGTCTTGCCGTTCGCAAGTTCCATGCATGTTGCGTCGGTGCATGCCTTGTCTGCGCAGCATCCGTGAGTGCTTCTATTCGTTTTTTGCTCATGGTTCATCATCACTCCTTGTTAGGTCCACCCATCCCCGGTTCATTTTCGCCACCTAGCTCTCCATAGTTTCCGGCAGATTGCCGTTAGGGGTGGGGATGGGTGGGGGAAATCAGGGCTCTATACCTTCAATAGCCATCTGCTTATGCCTTTCTTTGTGGTGAACCTGGCAATAGAAAACCACATCCAACGGCCTGTCATAGCTTTCATGGTGAGCGTACGATCTACCGTTGCCGCAGATAATGCATGGTTTAACTTCGATAGCTCCAGACCGTACAGCTCGGGACACGGCGTTATGGCACCTTGTCCTGCGCTTATCTTCCATCCTCCACCTTGTACTAATCCTACTCGCGGCAGCGGCCCTTTCGGGATGCTTTGCTCGCGTCCGGTCATACTCTCTGATCTTATCTAGATTATTTTCTCTATGCTCATGCACGTCTTTCTTTGTGCATGAAATGCATTTATTCAGATGCCCGTCAGCCATAGCCTGATGTTTATAAAACTCAGACAATGGCTTCTCGGCTTCGCACTTAAAACAAACTTTAGAATCATGCATGGCATTACCTCGTGCTTAAGTATGCCCATTATTGCACAATTCTAATTAAAAGGTATGTCGCTCTCGAAATCATCAAAACCAGAGCCATTCTGTTCATTCTGTTTCTGCTTCGGTTCGCTGGGTGCATGGGCCGATTCCGTGGAACGACCACCGATCAGCGTCAGATCGTTTACGCGCACGTCAGGAGACACTTTCTCGATGCCGTCCTTGTTCGTGTATGGCCGCAACGCCAGTTCTCCGCTGATGGCGACCTGCGTGCCTTTCTTGAGGTACGGCGCAACCGATTCGCCACGCTTGCCCCAGATCGAGCAGTTCATCCATGAGGTAATCTTTTTCTCGCCATAGCCGGAAGTCAGCGCAACCGAAAACGAGGTGATGGCATCGCCACCAGGCGTGAAGCGCGTTTCACAGTCGCGGCCCAGGTTGCCGGTAAAGTTGAGTGAGTTCATTTATTTATTCCTCAGATTTTTAAGACGGGATACCGTGTCATGCACTTCAGCAATAAACGCGGAGACTTCTTCTTCCAGTTGCTTGATGTAGGTCGGTTCTGGTTCGTAGCGAACAACCAGCATCCGCAAGTCATCAGGCATTCGCGGGTCAAAGCTGACGAAATCCACCCACTCGCGTCCGGTGCATGCACATTGCCATGCCATTTGCGGCTGGTACTTTGAAGGGGGATCGCCAGCCAGCAGGTAATCAATGTGCGTTGCCGTGTTCGGGCATTTGATTTCGATCAAACCGTTATCAACAAGGCCGTCAGGAGAAGCGCCAGCGCCTTCTATCTTCGGGTGCAGCACAAAGCCTGTCTGTGCTACAAAAACGCCTTTGTGGGCTTCGTATGCACTCCTCGCCAATGGCTCGGTTTCGGTTCCCCACTGCATGGCGGCGTTGGTGTAGCTTTCCTGCGGCTGGCCGGTCAGGATTTCCGCGACCAACTGCGCCATGTAATTGGCACGGCTGGCCGAGTATCCTGATTTGGTTTTGGCGATCACATCGGAAACGCGGGAAGCCGTTACCTTACCGGCGCGAAGCATCAGCCATTCCTGTGAGCCTTGCGGTATGTCGATCATGTTCATGCTTGATTCGCAATCGCAGTGTCCCATTCGGCAGCAGACGCTTTCAGGTTGTCAGAAAGCGGCGGTTTCCAGATAGCGGAGAGAATGTCTTTTGGCACCTTGCCGTGCATTTCGTGCAAAGCCTTTGAACCACCTTTCACGCTATCCTTGAGTTTCTTCACCCATGCAGCGTCTACTTCGTTCTGTTCAGGCTCTGCGCGCTTCGCTGGCTTGCTTGCGGCATTGCCGTCATCATCTTCCGGAGCAATCCCGCATGCGGCCATGAGCGAGTATCTACGCGCATAGGTCAATGCCGAGCCGTAGCCCTGTGCATCATGCTTGGCCGCCGGAACGTGCAATTTGCCGCAGGGCATGGTTTCCCCTGACTCATGAATAAACACGGTCTCAACGATCACGCCGTTGTCGCATTCGCTGGTTTGCTGCATGAGCATGATGCCGTTGTCGTTCAGCGCATCAATCACTGCCTCAACACATCCATCGAGGCCCACATACTTGCTCTTGAATGCGGGGTTCGTGTTGGTCTTGAGCGCAGGGGCAAACGCCTTCTGCGCCCTCACCAATGCCGCTGCTATCTTGTTCATTTTTCGCTCCTGTTCGTAATGGTATAACTCGCACTCTTCAGCCTCCTGCTGCTGGCGCTCGTCGCATTGCTCCATATCCAGTTCGGCCATGCGGCTCATGATCTTCGTACCGACTTCAGCGCAGGCTTGGTCTTGATAAATCCAACATCCACGAGATACGCCATGACCCGCACATACATAGCAGCGCGCTCCTTGTCCATTGCGCCGTAGACCTGAATCAGCTCATGTTCGCGCTTGCTGCCGGGATGGGCAAAGCGGGAGGGGAGGGCGGTCATTCCGGGTTGCTCCAGTTGATGGACTTGTTCACCGCATCGCGCAAATCTTTCATGCCCGCAAGTAGATTTGTAGGATCAGCCTCTAACACTTCCTGTGCAGCCTCCAGCAACTCATGATGGCGATGCTCTTCCAGCGCGGCACGGTAGCCGGCATGCCAGCCGAGAGAGTGGGCTTTCATTTCTGCATCGGTCATGTTGATCATGGGTTAGTCTCCGCAAAAGCATTCAATGGATTCATCAGCAAACAGCGGCATCTGATCGGCTGCAAAATTCATCATCTGCTGATAACTTGGGCGATCGCTGCGGAACCTCGCTCCGCTTGGCTTGCTGGCTAGGGCTAGGGCTTCCATTCTTGCCCACCAAACAGCACGCTCTGGTTTCTCTGCGATCAAGCTGGCTATCTGGTTGCCACCTTTCAAGAAGCACAGGTCACAATTGCCGGAGAGAGTGCGCCCCTTGTAGGTCGGAAGTTCAAGGCCGAAAGGTTGCGCATCCCAAAACTGCTCAATCGTGTCAACCGTCACCCCATCATCATCCAGAGGAAGGCACATCGTTTCCTTCACGGTTTCCGGGCTTGGCCTGGCACGGATTTTTGCTACCCGCCTTTGTTCGTCGGCACGTATCCCTACAAACTGATTCCACCCGTCTCCCTCACCCCACCCCAAAGATCGCAGGTACTTGTGCATCGTGCGGATTTTCAGTTCTACAGTGCAAAACCTCGTTACCGGGTTCGGTAGATAGCTACGTTTCCGTATTGCCGCCTCGAACGGCTCTCCGCCGCGGCTGGCCGTGGCGTAATTAACAATCGCAAACCCAGGTCCGTCCGCACGATATTCAACCCACACAATCGGCACGTTCCATCGCTCGCCGCAGTCACGCACGAAGCGCAATGTCGCCTCTTCTTCTTTGCCGGTATTGGCAAAGCAGGTAATCAGCCAGCGCCTCAAATCTTCAGGTTTATTAGCGTCATACGTACGCCTCAACATGTAGCCGCTCGTTCTGCCTCCACTA